TCTGTGAGTTTGATAATACTTTTAATACTGATATGGCTGAAACATATTCTGGTAGTAACGGAGTATTCAACGTTAGTTCCGACTTCACAAATGGTGCAGTCCTTGATGTGGTCAGCGGTACTCATTATCTTGGTCAGTTTACTGTGTCTGGTGGTAACATCGATGTATCGTCTGTGGACAATTCTCTTTCATCAGCAGAGATAGGTTTTAAGTTTGATGTTACACTCACAACCAATCCAATAGACACAGTTGGACAAAGTGGTGCTATAACTGGAGAGCCAAGAAGTTTGAATAAAGTTATTGTTGATTTAAATGCTACTTTATCAGTTTCTGTAAACACTAAAAATTTAATTATACGACAAGTTACTGACGATTTGAGTCAAGCTCGAACACCAGTTACAGGAAAGAGAGAGTTTAGATTACTGGGATATAGTAAAGATCCACAAGTCACTATAAGCCAGTCTGCACCTCTTTCTTTACAAGTAAATTCATTAATAGCAGAGGTAACATTCTAATGGATCCATTTACAGTTCTTGGAGTTTTAGGTTCAGTATTGAGTGCAAGTGCATCTATTGCTCAAGGTAAAGAAATAAAAGCACAAAAAGAAGCTGAAGCTCGTCAGATAGAACAAGAACGACAACAAACAATCATTAATACTATGCAAAAACATAATGATAGATTGCAAGAGTTTGATAATGCGATGGATATAAATGAATCATTGTTTGCTTTTATGAATAGAGATGATGACAGATCATTAAGAGCATTTCGAGAAAATGAAAAACTTATAGCATCAGATGATGCAAGACGTATTGATACGCAAGGTTTATATCGAGGAGAGCAGTTACGATTGCAAGCGGCAAGTGCAAGAAGAGCTGGTAGATCTGCTGAGAAGATGGGTTATCTTAATGGTGCAGTTACATTACTTGGTGGGGTACAAGATGCTTATAAATATAGAAGTCCAAGTTCAGGTACAACTAGGAGAGTATAATGGTTAGTGTTGTAAAACAAAGACGCCAATTTCAAAATACACAGATAGGAATAAATCGAGCAGATATGTCTGTCGCAAATGATCTTGGTCGAGTGGCTCAACTTGCAGATCAAGTAACTAATCGAATGTTTAGAGAAGCCGCAGATAATGCGGCAAAGTCTGCAAAACAGTTTATTGATGAAGTGCCAAACAATGCAATATATGGTGTTGATCCAAAAACTGGCAGACCAAAAGTAATTGATCTTCAGGAATCTTTACCATCAAAAGGATATGGAACGTATGCACAAGATCTTATTAAGAAAGGTATTGATGAAAGATTTACTCGATTAGCAACAAACGAATATAAAGAAAAGTCTGCTGAGTTTGCATCTAAATATCCATTCAGTCCAACAAAGTACAAAGAGGAAATGTCACGCTTTGTTTCTGAGATGAAGAAACCTTATAGCGGTAAATATTCAAATCTTATCGAGATTGGTGCAACAGAATGGATTGGTAGAACACAAGCAGTTATTCTTGAAAATGCTATTAAGAATCAAAGACGATTAGCTGGTCTTGACTTAACTAATTCACTTAATGATTTTTCAAAAGATATGGCTTCTATTGGTATTAGTGGTGGTACTGATTCTAAAGTAACGCTTGCAATGATTGATGAATATGTAAGCTCAAATAGTGAAGCCATTGCTAGTATGCGTAATATGGGCAACTTCCGACAAACACCAAAGCAAGTTGCAGATGCTCTCAAGGCAGAATTTGCAGTAAATAGAATTATGCACATTTTTGAAAGAACCACACGAACAGATCCAAAAGGGTTAAATGGTGCAAAGTTTATAGATGCTGTTTTAGTTGGTAGATTTGATTTCCCTGAACAGTTTGATGTTTCAAAAGAAGAAACAAAATTATTGTATAATCATGTTGTCAAAGGTGGTCAGAAAAGTGCGTTAAGAACTAAGTTAATAGGATTACAAGAAGATAATAATAGAGTTCGCAGATCTCAAGAAGCAATAAAAATTGAAGAGAATAGAAATAAAGCTGATGCACAACTTTCACAAATTCTTTTTGAAAAAGAACAAATAATAGATAATTATGATCCTACTATTGAGGGTAATGCTTACAATCAGTTTGTTTCAAATATTGCACCGATGGATCTTAAAAGCTCAGTAGATTTGTATTTAAATGAGATAGAAAAAATAAATGAAGCAACAACCTTACAAGAGATTGCTGGATCAGTAACACCAAAAGCAATACTTAATCCTACTGAAGCAAATAATATAAAGAATGAATTAACAGATGTTTTCAGAAATCATGTTGGAGATCAGATTGTATCTGTTTTTGGTAGAGATAAAATTAAATTAGAAGCTGTTGGTGAATTTATAAACATGACTAATTTACCAGATGGTAAACTTAATATGGCACCTTTTACAGAAAGAGGTATTAATCTTTCGCAAACAGAAAGAAAAGCATTACAACAGTTTGGTCAGTTTAATGAGTCGGCTGATCCTCGAGCATCAATGTATGAGAACTGGGGTGGAGATAATAGAGTACGATTAACAAATTCATTACGAGCTGAAATCAATAAAGAGATTGCAGAACGACAAGGTTTTATTGAAACACCATCAGCAATATCAGAAGCAAAACGTAGAAAGCTAATTGATTTTAATGAAGGTATGTTAACTGGTTTTACGTCTACAACAAAAGATCAAAGAGAAATTTTAGAAGATTCATTACTAAGTGATCCTACTTATGGTGCTGAACTTGCTCAGATTGGTGTAATGGGTGCATTAAGAGATGCTAGGTTTATGACACCTGGGGGTGAGTTCTATAAATTTTATGAAGATATGAACGCAAACTTAGTAAATAAAAACATTCTACCACAATCAGCAGTTATGTTTATGCAAGGTATGGAGAATGGATCTATATCTGCTGGTGAAGGTCGATATATGTTGAACTTTATAAGGGCAAATATTCTTAGACCGATAGATCAAAGAAACATTGTTGCAGATCAGATGATAGAAAAAACATTACCAAATGGTAGAAAGATTCTTGCACCTGATACTGGTGCTTTAAGTACTACAACAACTCGACTAAATTTATTTAAAAGAGGTCATGGTCTTGATGGTCAAGCAAATTTCTTTGCTGAGTTTATACGATCATCTCAAGCATTTGGAACTGATGCTTTGCCAGCATTGTTTGCTAAAGCTGTTGAGTTGCGTAATGATTCTAGTAGAAAAGAAGATGTTGCAAATGATTTAAGGAGTAAATTTGATTTACAACCAAATCAAGATCCTTATGCACATGGTCGAAGAATATTATCTAAGATTGCTGGAGGACCAAATACTCCTCTCTATAATATGCTCAAAGATTCTATTGATGAATGGGCTGTTATAAATTTTAATAATAAAGGAGCATCATTCGAAGATTGGGTTGAGAATATAAAGGAAACTTCTTTTGGTCCAAGCAACGATATTGTTCTTGATATAAATGGTGTAATATCAACCAACAATCCAAAAGATATAAGAACAGCTTATTCACCCCAAAGACTATTTGGTGATAAAGCAGATGCCTTTACACTTTGGGCTGATACTTTAATACGAGATCAAACCGACAATATTTTTGCTCTTACTGAAGGTGATAGAGGTGGTTTTACACAAAGCAAAGGTTTATTGCATAGTGTTTTTGGTGGATTTACACCAATGAAAGCTGGAGATAAACATACAAAGGTATGGTTAGTTCCTGATCCTTATACATCAATGATGCCAACTGGTGAGCCTGATTTAACTACAACTATATTTAGACCACATTATATAAATGATCTTGGTGAATTAGTACCAGCATTATTCTTTGATGCTAAAGCAGAAAAAGGTAAAGAAATAATTTATCCTGAAATAAAAGTAAGTGACTTCTTACAATTCTCACGATCAGATCAGATGCGTAGGTATAATTAATGATTTATACTAAGAACACGATACTTTCTTCTTCTGCACCTCAATACAATCAGAAACTATATAGCGACATTCCAACGTCTACAAGTTGGACAGATACTTTGGCGGCAACTCTACAATACAACTACCAGCCAATGATTAATGCTTATTACAACAGACAAACATATAATGATACAGAGCAAGGTGATTATATTCCTATGGAGAATATACCTGACGAGTATATGGAGTTTAGAGATGATTTGATTCATGCAAAGAATCAAGATCACATGAATGATTTGATTGCTCAGATTGATGGTATGAGAGAAGTGAGGTCAAAGTTAGCTAATGCGTCATTATTCAATCAATTTACTGCTGGTTTGTTTGATCCTATTAATCTTGTTGCTTTACCTTTTGGTGGCCCAACTTATGGTATTGTTCGTTCTGGTCTTAGGGTTGGTACTGGTGTAGCGGCATTACAAGCTGGACTCGAAGTTCCCAGACAGATGTTTGATCCAGTAACAACTATGGGTGAATCAGCAATGAATGTTGGTGGTGCATTTATTGTAGGTAATGCTTTGGGTGGATTGATGGCAGTTCCTATTACACAAAGAATAAATGCAATGACAAGAACAGCTCAAGAGAATGAAGCGTTCTATAATGCTACACGACAAGTAAATGCAGAACACATGGAATTTTTAGGACAAAGAGAAAGTAGAATATTCCAACCTCTTGGCACTCCTATGAATAGATTGAATGATGAACAAATTGCAAGTTTGGTAGATGCACGACAACTTGATGGTGAAACACTTGAAAATATAACTGGTGCTGTTGATCCGCAGTTTGCATATAATAGACAACAATTTAATGATTTATCTGCACAACAACAGAGTGAGTTGCTCGATGGTATTGCAACAGAAGCTCGATCAGAACAAGCAATCCGACAACTTGAAACAACTGCTGGATTGGAAAGAACAAGAAATGACCTTGTGAAAAATTGGTTTACCGATTCTTTTGCTTGGAGGTTTATAACCACACCATTAAAAAGAACATTACAAAGTAAGTTTTCAGCCGAAACAAAAGAAGCAATGTTAAACCTAATTGGTGACGGAGGTCATTTTCTTGTCGGTATGAAGTATGGACAAGGTGGTAGGCAATCTATTCATACAAAGGCGGCAACATATCAAGGTGAATGGTTACAAGTTCATAAAGAAAATTTAAAGATATGGGGTGAGTATACTGGTCAAGGTGTTCCTTTAGAAACAAAGATGGATTGGCATTTTGGTAAGAAACGATATGACCAATGGCTTGAAGATACTTGGAAAAAATCACAAACAGATCCTGAAAATCTTACACAATATGAACAAAGACTTGTTGATACTTGGAATAGATTTTTTAAGAAGTGGGAACAGCGATTGAGAAAGTCAGGTGAGTTACCTGATAAACTTTCATTACAAGATGAAGTGCGTAAACTTGATGCTGATTATAGAACATATAACGGCAAGCTAAGACGTATGATGAATCAGGCTGGATATGATCCAAGAAGTGAGAAAGTAGTTACACTTAAAAAATTAGTTTACAAAATAAAACAAAATAGAAAACAAGCTCGTATTAATCTTGATTCTATTGAAAGAGGATTTTTACCCAATAGAATGATGCGAGATAGTTTTTTTCCAAGAATATGGAATGTTGAATATGTAAAACAAAATAGAGAAGCTCTTGCAGAAAAACTAAGAATACATTTTCGCAACAATCCAGAATCTGTTGTTTATGATCGAGATGAAATGGTATATACCACAACTCGATTATCTACTCGAGAATCTGATATTGAAGCAAGAGTACAAAATGCAATAGATGCTATAGTTAATGAAAGTGATCCATTAGGGCAAAACATTTTATCTTATGGATCTGGTGTATCTTCTCACCTCAAACATCGACAACTAGATATACCAAATGGAGATGTTGCTGATTTTATAATGACAAATCCTATTCAGGTTATGCAAACATATACTAGAAGAACAGCGGCAAGACATGAGTTTCACGAAACATTTGGATATCATGATCCTGAGATTGTTATTGGTAAAATAATAGATAAAGAGTTAGATGCTGGTAGATCTATAAAAGAAGTAAATAGATTGCGTAGAGATTTTCTTGCGTCTTATGATCGAGTGGCGGCAACAGCAATACAGAATCCTGATACCATGAGTATGAAGGTTGCTAATACTTTGAAAGATCTTGCAACATTAAATTATCTTGGAAGTGCTGGTTTTGCGGCATTACCTGATGCGGCAGTTACAATAATGCAAAGTGAGATGGGCCCTTTGTTTCGTCAGTTGTTTAGTGTCTTGAATGATAATAGAGTGCGAATGAACGCTATGGAAGCACAGCAAGCTGGTGAAGGATTAGAAACTATACTGGCTGATGTTCACATGAGAATAGTTGCAGAAGAAACTGCAAACCCTTTTGCTAATTCAAACTTTGAAAGATTAAGAAGAAAAGGACGCCATGTATTCTTTCAGTTAAATTTACTTGGCCCATTTACCAGAACATTTAAACAGTTTTCTAGTATGGCTAATAGTCATAATATTATTGAGTATTCTACAAAGTGGGCTGATGGTTCTATTACACAAAAGCAGAGAGATTTTCTTGTACGTCATGGGATTGGTGAACGAGAAGCAAAGCTAATAGATTCTCAAAGAGAAGAAAATATTAAGATTATTGATAGAGTTGCTTACGAAGATGCAAAGTTTTTACAAACACAATCTGTTCATAGACAGTTAAATGAAGCACTCAATGCAACTCCTGAATCAAGAACACCTACACAAGAAGCATATATATCGGATCTAAGCTCAAGAGATAGAGAACTGATTACTAATTTAGAGCCTGATGATTTAAGATTCGAGGATTTTGTAACACGAAAATTTCCATTTATGTTAGATACGTCTAATAGACAAGCTAGTATTTTTAATCAAGTAGAGTTGCAAAATTTTATACAAAGAAGTCAAGAAGCTGATTTTGATCCAGTAGCAGAGGGTTTACGAGTTCCATCCGATCAAGAAATAAAACGATATAAAAATGCTTTTAGTCTTGATGGCTCTCCAAGATTTATGGAAGAGGGAGCTGGTATGCAGAAAAGTGAGAAAGGCTTTTGGTATGCAAACTCTAGCACTTGGACAAATGATGAAGCTTTAATGGTATTTCGTAGAGCATTAAATATGTCTGTTAGTAATAACGTATTAATGGGAACACCAGCAGACAAACCATTAGCAACTGATGGTGTATTTTATATTCCAATGCGTATTGCAAGAATGGCTGGTATGAAAGAAGATCCTCGAGTGTCAGGATATGCTCGAATAGAACAACCCTTGATGGCATTACCATTTCAGTTTTATTCTTATGCGTTTGCGGCGGCAAACAAGATTACTGGGTTGTATGCACAAGGAGCAGTTACAAATAGACTTACTGGTGTGGTTACAATGATGGGATTAGCTTATATGGGTATGCAGTTAAAGTATATGAATAATCCGTATGTATTAGAGAATATGTCACTTGAAGATAAGATTGCTCGATCTTTTGATATGTCAGGTTTGGCGGCAATCTATAGTGATATATTTTATACTTCATTACATACATCACTTGCATTGGGTGGCCCAGATATTGGTATGGGTGTTATTAGTCCAAAGTATAGACAAGAAAAAGATTATATTGATGCTGTAACGATGCCTATGGGTGCTGGAGTGGGTATTGGAACTGATTTGGTAAGAAGTGCTGGATCATTTGTTATGGGTGACTACGGCGAGGGTTCTAAAGATTTTATTAGCAATTTACCTTATATGAGGTTATGGTTTCTTAAAGACTTGGTAAATGATATGACTAGATCAATTTCTGATGGACTCGGTGCAAATAGATATGGGGGTTAATAAATGACAATATCAGTATCGAATAATACACCAAGAGTTTCCTATACTGTAGCAGAAGGACAAACACAAACGTCTTTTACAGTTAATTTTGAATTTTTTGCAGATGCAGATCTGAGAGTCTTTGTTGATAACACACTCAAAACAATAACAACGCATTACACAGTATCAGGAGGTAACGGATCTACTGGATCGATAAATATGTCTGTTACTGGTGCAAGTGGTGGTTCTATTGTTGTTATAACTAGAGATATTGCACTTGAGAGAACTACTGACTTTCCAACTCAAGGTGCTTTTAATATTTCTTCTCTGAATACTGAGCTAGACAAATTAGTAGCAATAGATGCTGATGTTGATGATACAATAGGTAGGTCAATAAGATTACAAGATTCTGATGCTTCAGCATCAATGGAGTTACCGCTCAAAGCATCAAGAGTTGGTACAGTTATGGCTTTTAATTCTACTACTGGTGCTGTTGAAGCTGGACCAAGTATTGGTTCTGTAACGACTGTAGCAACGCAGTCAGCTAACATAAATACTGTTGCTGGTATAAGTGCAAATGTTACTACTGTAGCTGGTATAGCGGCAAATGTGACAACTGTAGCCGGTATTTCAAGCAATGTTTCTACTGTTGCACCTATTTCTGCCAATGTAACTACAGTTGCTGGTATAGCAAGCAATGTTACAACGGTTGCTGGAATATCAAGTGACGTTACTGCCGTTGCCAATATTGCAGGTGATGTTTCTGCTGTAGAAAATATAAAAGCTAATGTTACTTCTGTAGCAAACAATGCATCAAATATTAATTCTGCTGTATCAAATGCATCAAATATAAACTCAGCTGTATCTAATGCTTCTAATATAAATGCCGCTGTTTCCAATGCGTCAAACATAAATACTGTGGCTGGGATTAATTCCAATGTCACGACTGTTGCTGGGATAGCATCGAACGTAACAAGTGTTGCTGGCATAGCTTCGAATGTCACTACAGTTGCTGGTATAAATACAACGCATTTATCTAATGTATCTGGTGTTGCTTCTAATGTTGCTCTTCTTGGTACATCTGATGCAGTATCTGATCTTAATACTCTGGCGGCAATATCTTCTGACATAACATCACTAGCTAATTCACTTGAAAAAACGTATACAGTTACTGTTGCAAATCCTGGAAGTGGTAATGTGTTTGTTCTCGATAGCTCTAATGCACCAGCTATTGAGATGTTTAGAGGTAATACTTATATCTTTAATCAGAATGATGCTACAAATGATGGACATCCATTGGTATTTAAGAATGGTAGTTCTGCGTATGAAGTTGGTGTTACTTACTTCTTAAATGGTTCTGCAACCACACAATCAAACTATGTAAATGTAACAAATTTTAATGCTGGTCGAAGCTCTGGTGATAGAAAGATACAGATAGAAGTTGCTACTTCTGCTCCATCTTCTGGATTAAGATACTACTGCTATGTGCATGGCAATGGAATGGGTAATACAATCACAGTCAAAGATAGTAATATATCTCTTGTTGCTGGTTCTATTGCAAATGTTAACTTAGCTGGTGGTGGTTTAACAAATATCAATACAGTTGCTGGTGCAATAGCAAATGTAAATACTGTTGCGAGTAATGTATCTGGTGTAAATAGTTTTGCTGAAAGATATAGAGTTGGTTCTTCTGAACCTACTTCAAGTCTTGATGCTGGCGATTTGTTTTTTAATACATCAACAAATGAACTAAGAGCATATAATGGTAGTTCATTTCAAGCGACTTCTCCTTCTGCTTCTGACCAAACTAATATAAACATTGTTGCTGGAGAGATTGTAGCACAAGAAGATTTAGGCTCGATAACTGCATCTGTATCAACAACTTCTGGAAATAATATAAATACAGTCGGTGCCGCTATTGCAAATGTAAACACAGTTGCTGGAATATCTGCAAACGTTACAACTGTTGCTGGAGTTGCATCTAATGTTACAACAGTAGCTGGTATAGCATCTGATGTAACTACTGTTGCAAATAATATTTCTGGGTTAAATAGTTTTGCTGAAAGGTATCGTGTGGCAAGTTCTGCACCAACTAGTTCTCTCGATGCTGGTGACTTATACTTCAATACTACAGCTAATACTCTGAATTATTATAATGGTTCAACATTTGTACCAGTTGTTGCTGGTGCAATGACATCTCTGTTAGTGGACACTTCTCCCCAGCTTGGAGGGTCGCTGGACGTTAATGGAAACTCGATTGTCTCTGTGTCTAATGGAGATATAACTATTGCACCTAATGGTGCTGGCGAAATAAATTTAAATGGTACTGTCAATACTGACAACTTAACAATAGACTTTGGGAGTATAGCATAATGGCAAAACTTTTAAAATTAAGGGGTGGCACAACTTCCCAACATGGCTCTTTTACTGGTGCTGAGAGAGAAGTCACAGTAGATACAGATAAAGAAACATTAGTTGTGCATGATGGAAGTACGGCTGGTGGCTTTCCTTTAACAAGAATAACGTGGGAAACAAAGACATCAGCTTTTAATGTAGGGATAAATAGAGGTTATTTTGTAAATACTTCTGGGGGAGCTGTTACAGCAACTTTACCAGCAAGTCCAGCTACTGGTGATATGGTTAGATTCATTGATTTAAATGCGACATTTGATTCAAATAATTTGACAGTAGCTCGTAATGGGAAGAAAATACAAGGCGATGCGAGCGACCTTACTGTAGCAACTGAACGTGCTGGATTTGCTTTAGTATTCTCAGGGGATACACAAGGTTGGCTTTTACAGGAGAAATAAAATGAGTACATATGAAGCAGTTAGATATAACTTTTTAGGTTCAGCGATAACAGGAATTGTTGCAATCGAAGTTGGAACTATTTTACCTTGGAGTAATAGTACATTACCATCTGGATACTTAAACTGTGATGGAGCCGCTGTTTCTCGGTCTACTTATTCTGCTTTGTTTGCAATCATATCTACTGATTATGGTGCTGGTAATGGGTCATCAACATTTAATCTTCCAGATTTAAGAGATAAAGTACCACTAGGAGTGAGTAGCTCGAAAGCAGTAGCATCAACTGGAGGTGCTGAAACTGTTTCGTCCAGTGGTTCCATTAGTATCGGAGCTATCACTCCGGCTGGGAATCTCAGTATGAGTTCTATTACTCCAGCTGGAAATGTTGGTGGTAACACAGGCAATACAACAATCGTAAATGGTACCATGCCATCCCATACCCATAATATGTATATGAGAAATGGACAAGTTTCTGGCAATCCATCTAGCACTGGTATTACTCAATATTACATCAATGCTGGGGATGGAAAACAAGATGTAAATACTACTGCTTCTGGTGGAAGTGGCGCGCACTCTCATAACATGGCTGCAAGTTTTTCTGGAACCGCAGTTACACCTACTGGAAACTTTTCTGGTTCATCGGTGACACCATCAGGTAGCTTTTCTGGTTCGGCAACTTCTGTAGTTCAACCATACGTTGCAGTTAAATTTATGATTAAAGTTTAAGGTATAATAATGTTTGACAGTCAAAAAGTATTAGATGCAAATTTCATAGCTAATTTTGATACACCTTATACAGATTTATGTGACGAAATTGTTCAAGAATTTGAAAATATTATTGATAATCAAAAAGGAACAGTAAGTTATTTGGATGGTTCTGTAAGTAATGACGGTGAAGCATTTAGAAAAGATGAAAGTCTTTTTTTTAATAGTTGTTCACAAGACTACCATGAAAAAGTACATAACATTTTATCGGAGTATACTCCAAAGTATGGCTTAAAGTTTCCAAGCTTTAATATGCTAAATCATTGTTCTTTTGTTACCAAAGTTCAGAGAACAGAACCTAAAGGGGGTTTTCATCAATGGCATCCAGAACAAGCTGGTACTCAACACGCCATGAATAGAACTCTTACTTGGACATTGTATTTAAACGATGTGCCAGAAGGTGAAGGAGAAACAGAGTTTTTAGAGTTTGGTTTGAAAGTACAGCCAAAGAAAGGAAGACTTTGTTATTTTCCAGCTTCGTGGACACATACGCATCGGGGTAATCCAGTTTATACAACAACTAAATACATAGCCACTGGCTGGTATCTGTTTTCATAGGAGATTAGAATGACACATTACGCTTTTGTTCCATCAGATAAAACAATAGTTAAAGATGGTTTTGGGTATATAATACCTTCAGATGATACTT